TTCTAAAACAGTCCCTTCAATTTTTTTAGGTAAGTTAAAAAGCTTTCTGACATGGTCTTCAAGCAATGCATCTCTTGAGACAATCCCACTGGTGGTGAAACCAGTCAAAATTTCCATGAACTCTTTGCCCGCTTCTTCCGTGATACCTGAAACTTCAAGCGTGGGCATAACTTTGACTGAATCACCAAAATTCATCTTTATTAAAGATGGAATTAAACATTTATTAAATGTTCCAGTAATAACTTTTGCGAATGATTCTAAAACTTGAGTAAAAAATTTCTGTAAATTTTCACCTAAAGCGAAGGCGCCCGAGTTTCCACCAGTCCCAAGCTCAAGGAAGGTCGCTAAAATAGTTCCCACCATTTTCTCGTCTTCTCTTTTTATTGAGTCTTCAAGTTTCATTGGGTCAAAGCCGCCATTCGATTGAAGGTCAAGCTCCCAACCGTCAGGGTAAGTTATGAAAGCGCTTTCAGCACTAGTGAAGGCTTGTAATATTCTCACTGCTTCTTTGTACTCAGCATCATTTACGTCAATACTTGATGGGACTTTTAATTTTGGGGTAGGTATTGCGAATCTTTCAATCCCAATCATTTTTAAAGTTTCAATCAGTAGCTTTCTTTTATAAGGCCCATATAAAACTCTATCAATTGGAAAGCCGTTGTCATCACCCTCTTGCTCATTATAAAAAATCAAAAGATTTACTGAATCAATCCAAACATTAACTTCAATGTCGCCTGATTGTTCTTGGTGGACTTTTAATAATTCGCCCGTATTTTCATCGTGCTTCCATTCAGTGATTGTTTGCTGTCTTCTTGATCTTAAACCTGCAAGCCCCGTATATTCTCCGATGACTGAATCAGTTTTATTTGCGTGGATTATTTCAAACATTGAAAAGCCGCGTGAAATAAACTTTAATACTTCACCCAATAGTTTTACAAAGTCCATGTCCTTGAAAAGGATTTGCTCCATCAAAGCAGCGGCTTTAAGATCGATATCTTCCATTGATGTTGGTTCAACCGACCATTTTGCGGCTTTTATTGGTGCGCTTATAGCTACGTGTATTTTTCTTATTTGCGGGTCACTCTTGTCCATTCTCTCGAATTTTTCTTGACCTAAAACCCCAAGTAATTCAGGCAAATATTCTGCGTCATAGGTTCCACCTGAGATTGAAGTCCCAGATTTTCCGACTGCCTTGTTAAAAAAAGTTGTATTAACTTCAGACATATAGAATCTTCCTTTGATTTTTTTTTGCTAGCTCCTAAAGTCTAAACGCTTTTCGGCATTTTTGAAAGAACTGTTTTTAGGTCGAGAATTCATGCCACCAAAAGAACCGATTTTTGAATTATTCATATGATTGAGATATTGAGTTAATGCGTCGCATTGGTCATCGTTACGGCCATTTGGAAACACTTTTAGTTCGTTAATTAAATCATTCACCCATGGAGCTATTGAGGGATGAGGCAAGAAAATTCGTTGCGCTTGAAACATTGGTGCCACTGATTCCGCTCGTTCTTCTTTTGATTCAGTGGGATTGATAGCGATCACATTTTTAACTTCATTTCGAATAGAATCAATTATAGCTTCACCATTTGCTTTTGCCTCAATCAATACACTTCTGAAATCAGGATGCTTTTTGCAAAACAGTTTTATAGATTCAAGTGATTCGGTAAAACTCATTTTAGCTCTTACTAAGTCTATTAAATAATGATCACCTGATTTTGTAGCGCCCCAACTTTGACCAACGACATAATCAGAATGCTTTGATTTTTTAAAAGTGAAATCCCATGAGTGATTTTTCTGAACGATTGTTTTTGGTAATTCTTTATAGAAATAAAACCATTTAAAAATATTTCCTTCCGCAGGCGCTGGCCGTTGTTGGTACTGTCCTGCAAAAACCATTGCATCGGCTATTCTCATTGATTCCAATTCTTCAAACGTATGTTTGAACGCCCATAATATTTCGCCTTTCTGTCTCGGGTCATATTTGTTTGGGCCGTCTTCGTTTATTGCGGGTAAATTTATATGAGTAAACTTTAACTCTGTCCCATTATTTAAAAGAAAACCGACAGGGTCATTTTCATTAAGTCTCTGCATAATAATAATCATTGGAGTTTGTCTATCATTCAATCTCGATTTAATAGTTTGAGGAAAACGATTATTTATTTTATTCAATTGAGTTGTGGAATTTGAATCTTCAGGCTTCAGTGGGTCATCGACTATTAAGGCGCCTGCAAATTCTTTTGCGCCCATTTTTCCTGCCCCAAATCCTGTGACAGAACCACCACTCGCAACGGCAGACATTTCACCACCTGCCTTTGTCTTCCATTTCTTTTTTGCTGTAGAGTCTTGCTGAAATTCAACGTCCCATAGCGCTTTGAATTCAACGCTTTCAATTATCAATTTCATTGCGGAAGAGTTTGCAAGAGCAAGGTCATCTGAATAAGCTAAATGCAAAAATTCACACGAAGGATTTTTAGCATAACACCACGCTATAAATATTTTCACGACTATTTCTGTTTTTGTATATCTCGGCGGCATATTGATAATAGTATGCAAAAGTTTTCCTGAATGAATGTCCATTAATATTTTACATAATGATCGGTGGTGCCAATTAACTATAAATGGTCGGCGATAAATATATTTGAAAACCCATAAAAGAAATTCAAATAAATCGCCTTCAAGTTTTCTTCTTAGTATTTCTTTTTCTATTTCTTCTGTCGAATATAATTGCATTTATAAGCTGTTAATTTCGCATTTTTCTTCAACGAAATCCAAACAATATTGTACATGATTATTTTTGTCTAAATTTATATTGAAGATTACTTGCATAATAACAAATACGTTTATCAAAATCGATATAGGAATAATAAGAATGATTCTCCATAAATATCTCATAAATCACCACTTAAAAATTCTTTCAATAGTTCAGCATATTTTTCATTTGAAACTTCTTTTTCAGTTGCTAAGATTTCCTGAAATTCTTGCTGTAAATATTCCAAGCACCACCGTAAAGTGACTAACGGTATTTTTGCGCCAGTATCGCTAAATTCCTGCACTTGATCTTTAACCATTAATCGAGCTTTATTTAAAACGTGAGGGTGAACAGGCTTGTTTTTCCATTTATTATTTGTCGGGAGTTTTGTTATTATGCAATTCATTCCGCTTCCGCCTTCGCCGCAATCTCTTTTAATTTTAATAAATCGTCATCACTTAAGTTCTTAAGTTGGTAATTCGGTCGAGTATTTATTTCGCCCGATATTTGAACCTCTCGCATTTCTTTTAATTTTCCGAAAAGATTTTCATATAAAAAGTTTGATTTTTTTTCATCGCCTTTCGAGACAGCTTTGCTCATTATAGATATGACACCGAGTTCGAACATGGAGGCACTACCGCCTTGAGCGTAAGCCTGTAGCTCCTCTTTTGTCATTGCGTAGAACCGCCGTATGTCTGCCTTCAAATGGTTTTTTTTTAATTTCTTTTAGAATAACCATTATTAAACTCCAAAAAATTGTCTCGCAATTTCCCTTGAGATTTTGTGCATCATTAATGGTGGGACTGACATCCCCATTTGGTAACCAGCCTCCGGACTAGACTTAAATACATAATCTAAAGGAAAAGAGCTCACTAAGCTCAGTTCAACCACTGTAAATGCACGCATGGTTTCCCAATGAAAGCACAAATGCGAATTAGAAGTTAGTGTTGGGGCTGGCAAGTCTTTTGACCATTTAGCCCAGTTAAATAGCGAACCTTTTGGATGTACACTAGACAAGCCTTTGCCTGGCGGGCATTTTTTCCATAAATTATAATTCTTAGACGAGCTCTTATCACAACCCTTCTCTGTTAATCCTTTGAAGGCAACCTTTAGGGGTATCGCCTTCTCTGAGAATGTCATTGACAATTTACTAATGCGTAAGTCCTTGCGCCTGCAAATAAAAAAAACCCGCTCTCTCCGTTGGGGTAGACCCATGGAAGCGCCATTCAGTAGAAATAGCTGCACGTCATAACCAGCAGTATTAAATAAACTTATAACTTGCTTAACATAGCCTTTTGCATTTCCCTGAATCATTCCCTTAACGTTCTCTGCAATTACAATTTTTGGCTGTAACTTGTGAGCTAGTTCAATGAAATCGAAGAACAGGTCATCCAATACTTGAGCAACTTGACCTTCCCGGAATTTCTTTTTTTTCCCCCAACCTTTTTCCCTTGCGCCTGCCATGGAAAAACTAGAGCAAGGTGGTGACCCGTCAAGTATATCGAGATTGTATAATTCTTTTGGCAGGTCATCCCTTAGTTTAAAACTCTTGATTGATTCTAAAAAGGCAAATTTCGGATTATGATTTTTCTTGTAAATTTTTATCATTTCAGGGTCAATTTCGTTGCAACCAATTACGTCGAATCCGCTCATCTTGTAGCCAAACGAACTTCCCCCGCCACAAGCAAAACAAGAAAATACTTTCAATCCATTCTTTTTAACTTTTTTGAGGTCTGTAATATTCCATTTGTAAGTGAATTCCATGTTTTTCCCAACTTTATATCGCTTATTGTTTTTCTTTTAACTTTGAACTCGATAGCAATGTGGGTGCACGCAATACCAGTATTAAGCATCGTACATACCTTCAATACCTGCTCGTTTGAAAGCTTTGCCCTTGATGAGTCTTGACATTTACTTGCCAAAGCAAGGCCTATCCTGAACTTATGCAAGTCATTCTCTGACCTTGTTGTCCATTCCAAATTGCCACTTGAGTTGTTTAATTTATTTCCATCTACATGGTTAACTACGTCTCTACTCAATGATTTTTCACAGAAGTATTCAGCGACAAGCCTATGAACAAACTTCCTGTTTTTTGTCGAACCTAAAGCAATTCGAGCATACCCACAATTATTAATCTGATGCCTTAGATTTTTCATATACCGATGACTTCTTATGTTACCTTTCGACGAAACGTCGTACCGCTCATCTTTAATCCTTTCCCATACTTCCTTCATTTCACACCCAATCCTTTTTTAATTATCCATTAAATTCAAACCCACAGGAAGGACAAGTATGCTGAAGATCGTTTCCAAAATTATCGGTATCTATTTCATTGTTTTTATCGCCGTAATTTTCCTCGACAGGTTTATTCATTTCCGCCATTCGATCAAAATTGATTGCATCAAAAGTAAATGCCTCCGCGATCTCATCCAGCTCCATGTCAATATCTTCCATAAATGATTCAAGGCCAAGCGTTGTCATGGTTCCATAATTTGAACTTATAGCGAGAATTTTTTTCTTTGCTTCCTTGTAAGATTTCGCATCAACTTCAACAATTGGGAATTCGTCAGGCATTTCGATTTTTTCTTCACGCATACAAATTAAAGTCTTGCTGCGTTGATGCCCGTCAAGTAAATCTAGGGTATCTCTTGCCACGCCCTCGATGTGAGACCAAACAAAAAATGGCGCAGAAAATCCGAGATCTAATATTTCTGTTTTTAATTTATTATAATTTTCTTCTGATAATTCTTTTAGATCGCCCTGCAACGGTTTTAGGTCATCAAGTTTTGCATTTCGACTGCCCTTGCACTTAATTTCAACTTTCATTTCGCCTCATTAATTCATGTAAATTGTAAAGAGCGCTATTAATTTTAATTTCCAAACAATAGCACTTTTATTTAATGGTAATTAATTTAGCGTTGTTTTGGCAAGTTTTAGCGAGAGTTAAGGTTTGCGCTTGTCGTCATGTTCTACATTCAGTCGATGTCTTCCCACTCAAGGAGATGATGGCGGATGGGTTCTTTTTTGAATTGCTTTCGTTTTTTATCTTTTATTAAACCATACTTATATTCTTGCTCACAAAAATAAGAGCAAGTCACGGTTTTATCAGGAATTAAAACTTTGAATGAATTTGAACAGGCTTTGATTGCGCAATATCTTTTCTCAAGTTCAATTTTCATGCATTATCTCAATTAGTTTTTTTTTAGTGTCGTCGATTGAGTCAGTAAAAAAACCTTTGTTACCACTTCGTTTTAAGCCTTCAATGAATAAAATTTGATCGTGAAGGTGCCTATCTCTTTTTGTTTTGCATAAATATAACTTCATCAATCGATCGTAATGCTTATTAACAAAACGATACTCAAGTCGAGTTTTAACTTCAATCGCAACGCACGTACTTTTCCAAAAGAATAAAATATCTGAGCAACCTTTTTGATTTTTATTTGATCTGAATTGTTTTTTTGATGGGTCATAAACGCCAGTCGTCGAGACATTTAAAACATAGGCAAGCTTTATGGTTTTTAGATAAGAAATAATTGAAGCTTGAATCACCGATTCCTTCATTTGCCTTCCCTGACAAAAAAAGGCATCAATTAAAACGGAGTTGTAAAAATTGATGCCCCTCTTAAATACTATGATGAAATAGTTATTAAGAAAATTTTAAATGATTTAGTTTTATTTTGTCAAATCTCAGTTATTTTGCTTTTCATTTTAGTTTACCTTCGTATTCTTATCGGGATGACCTTCTTTTAAATTTGAAAGCAAGTAGTAACTCTCATAACTAGCCCCGAGGTTAAATTTTTCCCTCCAATAGCCGTCATTAATTGTTTTAGATAGCGCAACCATGCGACCAATACAAGACACTGCATTTTTATAAGAACCATTGGCGCACATCTTACTTATTTCAATAGCTCTTATTGCAATTTCTTCTCTTGATAATTCTATACCTTTTTTTTGCAATTCTTTTATTGTTATCATCTCCCCAACCCTCCAACTTGCTTACACACTTCATCAATAAAACCTCTTCCATAACAATCATCGCAAGTTTGATACATGGAAAACAATTGATTTCCAGTTCCACCGCAGTTCTCACATAAATTTTTACCATTTATTATATTTTTATTCATTTTTCTATAGTCATTTTGCAAATAAGAAGGAAGAGAATTGATTTCTTCATCACTCATAACTCCGTCCTCATTCATTTACCTAGCCCTCCAGTTTGCTTACACGCTTCATCAATAGAACCACTAGACCAAAGCCAATACATGTTAGCTTGATCGGTTAGTTTCTCGATTGGTGGAAATATCTCTATTGCATAGGCATCATCGCCTAGTATGTGATTCTTGATCGCCTGCTTATGATTCCATGGGCAAGATGCCTTTTGATCATGTCGTCTAATTCCGAGTTTTTTAATTCCTAATTCTTGATAAACTTGAACAGAATAAATACTGTTTTTGTAAAATCCTATTAAATTTCCCATTGACGTTGGAAATTTTACGCCTGATTCTTTTGCATAAATCGTTTTGTCTTCAAAAGCATCAAAAACTGCTGTTCTTAATTCTTTTGTAAATGCGGATTTTTCCGCTCTCCTTTGCGATCTATTCTTCATTTTTATTTATTGGTTTAACTATCACCACTTTATAAATTATTTCCTGTTCATCCCAATTCATTGTTTTTCTTTTGGTGTAAAGTTTTTCATCTTTAACTTCTTGTCCTATCTTATTAAATGTTTTTTCTTCAAGGTTTTTTTCATATTTATTTAAATCGGGATATCTATTCCTTTTTTCGTGAGAAACAAAATCTCTCGCATATAATTCAACAAAATACTCTTTAACTATTTCACGAAAAGCTAAAACGGGGTCAACCCCGCTCGCTATTTTTTTTATAAATTCTTCTTGTATTCTTTTAATCATTACGCGCTCTTTTTGATTCTACAAAATTATTTAATAAATTGATTATTTCAAAATCCATAATTATTTCATTTGAGGCACCAAAACCATTTTCAGTCGTAACGGTAAAGTCGTAGCCTGAAAATTCAACATAAACTGAATCACCTAGATAAATTTTATTATTATTTTTCATTATGTCTCTTACAAGATCGGTATTCATTTTCCACACTCCCAATCGACAGAGTTATAAATAATCTCAAGTTGCTTTGCTGATTTATACTCAAGTTCCTTGAAGCTTTTTATTTTCATCGTATTGACCATAAATTCGCCTTTCTCTTGAGCAGTTTTTCCCTCGCAAGCTTCTCCTGCTCTTGCTGCTATCGCTGCCATTATTTCGTTTTTTTCTTCACGGTCGACTTGAGCTTCAAGTTTTTGTTTTTCAACTGCGGCTTTCACTTCCGCATTTTGTTTTTCGTCTGCTTCCTTTTTTTCTGCTTCAAAATCTATGCCTTCGACTTGATTCAGCATTGAAATAGCGTTGTCCATTTGAATAGACTTATTGGTTTTTGGCCACAATTTTTGCGCCCGACGTATTGTAGACTTTTTTGCCATTTCGGAAAAATCTGTCGCCCATGGCCCTGACTTATTTTTCTTCCATGACTCCGATCTATCTCGTATCGCTTCAATTTCTTTTTTGCTCATAGGTTCAGTTAAATAATCACCGTCGCAAGTTTTTGCTAAACAATAAGCTCCAATAAATTCTCCTCTCTCTTGAAAAGGGTTATATTTATGAATAGGTTCTTTTGTTGCGCCTAAAACTTCAAACTCATCTTTTGAAAAAACCATTTTTGCTTGAACAAATTTAATCGAACCCGTGTTTATTGCTATGTCTGCAAGCCCCATATAAGAGACATCAAGGCAAACCCTGCCTTTTCTTGGGATAAGATAAGCTTTTTTTTCAACGGGATTTAAGGTTAGTCCTATCGCTCCAATATTTATAATTGCATTTTTTAAGCTGTCAGGATTTTGTTGAGCTATTTTTAATAAATAACTATTTTCTTGCAGAAGTTGAATTGCAAATTGACTTTCCTGTTTAAATTTTAATTCGGTTTTATTCTCTTTTGAAACTTCGATAAACTTTGATTCTAAATTGTTAATAAAATTTTCGCACGCTTGCACTGGTGTAAGTTGATTCATTTTTTTCTCCGTTTTAAATTTGTTTATTTTTTTAATCCCATTATGACGCTGGAATTTCCTTTCATCAAGCTTGCGCCTTCTATTTTTTCTCCATTTTTGAGCGCTTTTTTAATTTCAGCTTTTTTAATTTTAACTGTAGTTTCCACCACGGTATATTCCATTGGGATTTTATTCTCGTCTTGAATAACTACAATATCGGTCGGCTTTCTGAGTTTAATTTGCCGGAAGTCTCCATTAAAAATATCCTTGCCTGTTTTTTCCATGCAGCTTTTGACGAAGTTCTCGAAATTTTTAATTTTATTCTCTTTTGATTTTACAAAATTTTGTAATTCTTTGATTCGATCTTTTGCAGCAGCAATATTATTTTTTTCCATGTCCACAAAACCGCAGCAAGAGTCTACTTTTTGTTCAAGAAGGACTTGCGCCTCGCTTTGAAGTTCTTCCATTTCTTTTGTGATTTCGCCTTGGTCTAATTTTAATAATTCATCAAGGGCATTCAATTCGTCAGCGATGCCCCATAGCGTGAGCTTCGTTTCTTTTTTCATATTTCATTCTCCGTTTTAAATTTCATTTCTTTTACAATGAAAGTAATGGTATTTCAACTGTAAACGCCATCATAGGTAAGTTCTTTTTTATTTAAAGATTTACATGATAAACAAATTCTTACATTTTTTTTACCTTGAAATGTTTCGTCGCACCTCAAACATTTTACTTCCTTTTTTTCGAGTCTTAAATCTTTACTGTATGGGCTTATTCTCGTTGTCATGTCGAAACCTAAATTTTCGTTAATTCTTTTTGTTTTGCTTTGCATAAAATCTCCGTATTGGTGTCAAAATTTTGACTCCCATCTAAAATGATCAGGTTTAATGTTTTAAGCCGTTCTAAATTTAACTCATGCATGAGTTCATGTTTTTGTTTTAAATCGCAAGGGCGGCGCATTCTCTTGATAAGAAATCGAAACACTTGGTTAATATCAAACGCATTTTTCAATTTAACCATAATTGCGTCGCATCAATCATTTTTGATTGTTTAGAAATTGCTTTTACTCTGCGAAATCCCATTTCCGATTGAATCCAAGAAATGTTTTGAGTGACAGTCAAATTAAAAGGCGAATTAAATTCCTGCGTAACCATTACTTTTGACCCGCCTTGTTTCATTCGCATCAATCCTAAAATTGTATTTGTTTTTATTATCATGTCACCTTTGCCGTCGACTCTTGTCAGTGTAATCGTTTTTTTCATTTTCGAACCCTTACCCATGTATAAATTAAAACCACTAAAATTGGTGTGGCCGCGATGGCCATGTTTGTTAATATTTTTTTCATTCCAACTCCTGTCGTTTTTGATTTTCGATATACTCTTTCATTTTTTCTTTCTTGCTTTTTAGATTTAATTCTTTGACTGCCGATCGACAGGCTTTCTCTAGATAATATTTGTCAACTTTCCCAGAAATTAAATCATTCCATTTTCCATGTTTTTGCATTGATAAAATATGAGCGTTACTAAATACGTCCATAAATTGCTTGTATTCAATTGGATTGTTTGAAATTTCAACTAAATCTGTAAACACTTTATCAATTTTGTCACGCTCGGTTTCTTTAGGATTAATATAATTTTCAATTTCCAATAGCGTCGGGAAAAACTTTAATTCATAAACGACTTGTGCGAAGGCGTATTTAATTTCCTCAATCTCGTAATGAATTAATTTCTCAACATACATTTTCAATTTAACGTCTGATTGCTTATGATTTAATGCTTGTGACATTTTCAACATAAGCTTTACAATTAAAATCTTTTTGTTTTCCATTTCAAAATCCTTGATTAAAATTATTATAAATTGTCTTGATTTGCGTTTTTTATTATTCTCATAAATTGCGCATTTTCCTCCTCGTCTGAAATGAATTTATTGTTTTTGTTTCCATTGAAATTACAATCGTAATTCCCGTTTATTATTTTAATGGCGTTTTTTGGCGTTACCAACCAATCGAAACTTGGCTTCCAATCTGCTTCAGATTTATTTTCTATTAAATTTGTTGTTTTTATTTTCTCAAAAAATAAATTCCATTCTTCCAAGTTGTGAATAAATTTCTCTGACAAAATTCCGATGTTTTTTATTTCATCGTCACCTAATATTTTAGGAATTTTTAACGTGCCGCTAAACTTAGAAATAAATAATTGAAAAATTCTCTGAGGAATAATATTTATTGGTTTTTCCTTTTCTTTCATTTCCTTTTCTTTCTTTTCTTTTTCTTTTCTTTTATTAGGGCATTTGATGGTCTCTGTTTTTGAATAGCGACCGAAGTATTTCAAGAAGTTAGGTATACCTACTTCAAAGTAACTGATAGGTGACTTGAATCGGACTGCCTCAATTAGTTTGCAGTCCGCTATCAGTTCGATGCAAGTCCGACACGAGTCCGACCTCAGTCCGACAGCGTTTGCTATGCGTCTAGTGTTAATGTTTTGCTTAAAACTTTGATTGTCATCGTCCATAATCATGCTTCCATATATCTCTAAAAGAACGAAATAAACGCCCACGCATTTAATACCCCCCCTCTCTATTAGTTCCATAATTTTTATATCTTCATGCGCATTAAACGAATGCCTAAAATAATTACTCTTTCTACCCACGAATATACCTCCTGATTATTTAATATTAATGCCCAATGGAATTGCATCGGCATTAAAAAAATAAGAATAAATTTAGATTGAAATTGACATGAACATTGAAATAGCGTTAGAAGTGCGCTAGCTTACCTGTTCATGTTGTTTTTCATTTATTGCGCTCAAATTTTCGTCGAGGAGAGCGCAATAAAAAACTCTTTTTTTATTCAAAGTTTTTTATTTTTCAAAATCTTAAGGTAACTGACTTAGAAAATCAAACACTTAATTTCTGTTTTATTATCTCATCTCAATGACTTATGCCTAAAATTTGACATTGACAATAAACGCAATTAGAATCACTCAACTATTTTTTTAACAAGGAATTTATGATGGCAAAAGCTACAAAAAAAGCAGTGACTAAAAAAGCAGCGAGTAAGAAGACGACAAGCAAAATTCAAGCAGCTTCAAAAAAAACGAATACAACTCCCTTAAAGGCAACGACAGCACGCAAGGCGACTAAAAAAGCGAGGGTGCCTGTATCCACAGCAGGAAATCGAGCTACTTCTGTTTTAGGTCGGCTTCCTATTACCATGACCCTTGCCCAGGCAAAAAAAATTAAAGCAAAATTAGATAAAATAGACTTTAATTTTGATTTTCTTGATAAGAAAATAAATACTGCTTTAAATGCTTAAATGATGTAAAAGATTTTTAATGGTCTTCCTTAGAATTACTCGACCATTCAAAAAAGTGTAAATTCCGAAAGGGTGAGATGCCTTTTAAGAGCAGCGTGAGTGTCTTAATTGTTAACTCTAGTGGCGGCTTACCATTTCCGCAGTCTTCCGATTCATTGTTTCAGAAATTTTGCTTTGCTTCTTACCCGTCGACAAGACCGTATCATCATTTTAGCTAAAAACGTGACCTAGGTATTTAAACTACACTAAAGGCTTACGCCAACCGCTGCAAAAATACCTTATATCAAATTTCCAATATTGTCTTGCCTTGAGGGACATTTATTACACGTCCCCAATCATAAGTTACATCATAATTTCGATGACTGTGACCAAAAACAATAGTATGACATCCAAATTTTTCCATTAAATTTTTCATTATAGTTAAGTGAACTTCTTTTGGGTGAAGTTTTTTGTTTTTTCTCTTTTTAAAAGACTTCCATAATTTATATCTATAAAACTTAAATTTACTTTGACCTAGTTTTTTATTTTCCCATCGCTCAACTTTTTCTTTATTCCAAAAAATAGTATGCCCATGCAAAAAAAGTATATTATCTAATTTATAATAATAACTCGTTGGTTTTCTGCCCTCGTGATTCCCATAAAGATAAGCGTCACTAAAACGACTATTCAGATCTGCCATCATCCTTGTACCATTTGCTACTTCACTTTTTTTGGCATTCTCACGGTCGATTATATCGCCTGTTAAAATAACACGATTGTCAGACTCAACTGAATCTTGAATCATTCCCGCGACAGTGTGACCAGTGTTATGAGGTGCAAGAATATGAGTGTCTGAATAAATAATATATTTTTTCATAAATTTAACTCCGGTTGCTTACTTTGATATAAGATTTTAAGTGAACATAAGAAATCATTCCTTGAATCAATTCGCCTTATTCTGACTTTGCCTTTGTCTGTACTGATTCTACCCTCACCACCCGCTTCAATCATTAAAGTTTCATTTATTGCTATTGCTATGTGAGTTATTTCTGTGTACTGCTTGCCGAAAAATATAAGATCATCTTCCGCTGGCCTGGTATACATCGTATTTTTAATTTCATTGAATAACATTTGCGCTGAGAAATCTTTTTTGCCTATTATTTTAAACTTTCTTAAAATTGCGCATACGAAACCAGAGCAGTCGACAGCTCTATTAATATCATTCCCGCCCCATTCATAAGGCGTATTGATATACTTTGAACCCTCTTCCCACAGTCTCATTTAATAAGCCTCGTTTATTTTTATTTTCTCTTGAGAGTACTTCCTTCCGTCCATTTTATTTACAATGAAGTTAAGACCATTAAGAAAGCCATGACAATTGAAAAACTCTATGAATTTTTTTCCAGTAACTTTATTTTTTATGCACCATAAATAAACTTGCTGCTCCCTAAATACGTTTGCTTTTTTAACGTAGAAAGCTTGAATTTGCATTATCCAGAAAAAAGTTTCGCTTTCGCCATCGTAAATCGAGTCAATTACTTTTCGCAGTTGATTTTTATCTAGACAGCTATTCATTGTAAGCCGCCATTTTATTTCTCTCAATCACTTTTTCTTTTAATTTAATATTTTCAAACTCCATGGCTTTTTTTTCCTTCTCAAGCCTTTCTATAATCCTTCGTTGAGCGCCACAAATAGTCCCAAGTTCAAGACAAACTTGCCTTGACTCTTCAATCAGTTCTTCAAACTCTTTAAATAATTTGTCACTCTCATCTTTTGTTCTTGTCATCATAATGCCTTTTTATTTTTTTAAGTTTAGGTAAAATCTTTTTTGCTAAATCTTTTGCATAAAACCCTGTTATTCCTTCGCACTCTTCAATAGGAAGGTTCCATGCTTTACTTTCTGAATCAATATCGCACCTGATTGGTTCAGTTGTTTTAATTTTCATTAAATCATAACAACGGCAACGGCATCGATCAAACTCAAACGAGACATCACATAAAATTTTAGGTTTTATTTTAGGGCCTTTACAACTAATCGAGAATGTCATCAATAGACTTATCGTAATCGCCTTGATTCTTTTCATCTTTTGCCTTTTGCATTCGTTTAATTAAAATGGTTCCATTAAGTCTGTCATATTGATAATGGCCTTGTCGAATAACTTCCTGAGATATTGGTTTTGCTATATATTTGAATAGATATTTAACAATCAATTTAATAAAAATGCTTTTTAGTCCACCAATAGAGACTTTCCCAAAAATCTTAAGAGCAAGAATCTTAAACATCTTGCTCTTAAAATATTTTTCAAGAATAATTTTAATCAATTTTTCCATCAATTTTGTCGACTTGCGCCATGATCTGACCTTTAACTAAAGGCAAAGCTGCCAAAAGTAAGTCGTCATACTTATTTGGTGAAGCGATCGCTGACTTTTCAAGCCAAATAAACATTGACTCAACTAAAACTTTTGCCATGTCTTCAGCAACGTCTAGCCCTTTTGATTTTAATTCTACTGTTAACTCTTTTAAGTCGTAACCATTTTCCATTTCTGCCCCCTATTGAACTAATATAGTATCAAGAATTGCTATAACTTCAAGTTTCATTTGCTCAGTAATAATTGTGCCATCGACTGATACTGCTTGGATAAGAACTTTTGCTTTTTTTGGTCTCGACGACTTTAAAGATTTCTCTATTTCGGCAAACGTGCTTTGCATACTGTCCACCTGGGCCTCACTGAGACTATTTGCTACATTATAACCTGCAATAAGATCAAGCGCTGTTTGACAGACATTTCTTATCGCTATTCCTGTTTGAATTTTATTTTCTTTTATAAGTTTCAATGACGTCTCGCTTTTGAATTTTGTTTCTTCAGTTTCGATACAATTTAATAGCGCTAAATTTGAATCGCTCTTATCATTGTAAATTCTATTCAAAACTGACTGCCCATTTATTTCATCGTTCCCGCACCGTTTTAATAAAACTGAAATGTCTTTAATGAAAAGAACTCTATTTCTCCAGTCCATTTTTGCTTGAGCTACTGCCATTATTTTATCAATTTCAATCTGAATTAAAGCTTTACTCGGTTTTTCAAAAAGCATTATTCTCTCATAAACTTCAGGTAGTTCTTCGTCGAGGTCATATTGCTTTACTGAATACCAAAGGTGATCGACTTCATAATCATTGCAATCAGTAGCACAACCAACTCTTGAAAATCCACAACTGGAATTTATTACGTTACCATTTTGATCAGTAATTTTAGCAGTCATGTCGCAATGACTTATGTATTTATTAAATGGTACGCTTTTAATACCAGGAAGAAGCGATTTTAATGCTGCGTTAAAATTATTTGCAAAATTTTCCTCATTTGCATTGGCGTTTAAAGTCAGCGACAATAAACAAATAAAAATTAAATTCCACTTCATAACTTTCCCCTTTTTTATTTTTTATCTTACTTTATTTATTTCACATTTTGAAAATATATCATACGTTGCCGGATTACTTGCATGATTCGCTGTAACTCCTAAACCATTTGCACTACCAACAGTAATGAATTGTCTTAATTCAAAAGTCTTAGTGGCAATTAATGTAAAATTTCCGGACAGGAGAGAAATTGTTGCCGAGTTTCCTGCGTTGGCGGTATGGCCAGCGGTCCCTGTTAAATCAATCGTAGAATCAGAAGTGTTATACAAATGAATTTGAGATTGCTCTGATTTATACGATGGAGCTGAACAATTTATAATATATTTTCCTTTCACTAAATCGAGTTGGTTTGCAGTCCCACCTATTCCAGTCGTTCCGTTTTGTAATGTCAAAAATTCACAATCTCCATTTGCTGTATTTAAAGTTCTCGTATGAACAGTTGTTGATGTCGAGGTTCCACCTCCAACAGAACTTTTCCTATCTTCAATTATGCAAGTTCTTGTCGCTGCAAATTTCCCTGTCACTATTCCTGTCTTCTTTTTAAAACCTGTCCCTTGCCTTGACAGTGTAAATGAAAAATCAAAATCGCCAGAAGCTCCCAAATGGTTTCTTATCTCAGCAGTAAAACCAGAAGTTGTTAAAGTATGAATAGACAAAAAAGTTCCAGACGACTCAAGATTTTGCCCAACCGCTGGTATAGCAGTAAAAAAACCGGCAACAAAAACCACGTCGACATAACCAAGAGCGGAACGATTCACAGATTGTATAAATGAACCATTGTCACTTGTTATTGTCGCAGTTCCATTATTAGCAATTCTTGCACTAAATTCATTTTGAAACTCATCGTCGATAGGAATAGAAACGTGAGGGCTTACTCTTGCTTTTGATATTGTAAAAGTTGCTCTTGCATCCAAAGATTCCACATTACTGTCAGTATGAGGTCTTATTTTATCCCCTTTTTTTAAAGCGCCTGACCATTTTGAAACACCGGGAAAATTTCCTGCAATCAAAGCCAAAGTGGATAATCTGTCATCCGCATTTATAGATTGAATCGAAGTAGTCAATTCAGTTGAATTTAATGAGAGACCAGCGCTTAATATACTTCCCCCAGAACTTACTTCTGTATAAGAAATATGATAAGTCCCATCTGATAAAACCTCGCAAACCAAGCCCAATGTAGATGAGTCAATGCATTCAATAGCATTAGTGGTTATTGTTTGAGCAGAAGCCGATGCAAATGCAACGGAATTGTCAATTGTATAATTAGTAAATCTTCTTATTTTTGTTGAGCTAGAACCATGACCATTTCCAGTATGAAATCTTATCATGGAATCAACTTCGTTAGGATTAGTTTTTCTTACAAGTGTACTTGAATCAGTGAGAGTTGAAATTGAAACACTATTTATGGCATTATTATTGTGAGTATAATTGTCTTGCAAATGAGGTCTTATCACATCGCCAGCTTCCATGATTCCTGACCAAGTGACCGTTACTGAATAACCGCCCGCAGTTCCTATCGCAACAGCAAGTCTGTCGTCATTATCTATTGAAACAATACTGGTTGTTAATTGATTTGAATTTAAACTTATTCCAATATTTTTTAATGCTACTCCTGAAGCATCCGAGACATGAGTAAAAGTAATTAGAGTTCTTGTTTTAGCAGTAAAAGAAAAACCATTAGTAGAATCGTTTGCAATAGTTCCTGATACGTTTAACGTGTTCGTTCTTTGATTTGCATAATAAGGAATAACCGTATTTGTTGAACCGTGTCCAGTTAATCCGTCAATTCTATAACTTTCTTTTATTTGTAATTTTTTTGTAGTTGCATTGAATGGAGTTATTTTTACGCTATCAAAAAATAATTCTTTGCCTGAATTTGCAATCGCTACTTTGAAAATAAATTTAACTTGAGTACAACCAGCGGGAGCAAATTCGCCAGAAGCAAAAGCTGAACCCGTTGTCTCAGTAAATGCTTCAAGCTTATGTTCACCATCTGAAACTAAAAAAGCTGAGTCGTCCACGCATTGAATTAAAGTATCAATGTCGTCGTCATCACCATCGTATTTATATCTGAATTGATAACCAATATCAGAGCTTCTTAAGCCTTTAGGTATATCAATGACAGCACTGACAAGGTCATTCGAAATAGTTGTCGTGTCAGTCCATTTCCAAACAGAAAATTCACCAGTCAAAAAGTTTGAGGCAGTGGCATCTTGAGTCAAATTTGAACCAGTCCAGTCGGCCACCAAACCATAATCTGACTGGCCTCTTAAGAAAAAATTTTCTTCACCTTTATATTTTTCTCCAACTTCCTTGAAGTCTAAAGCAGTGGGAGTTTGGACAGTGATCGTTCCAAGAGCTTCAATATCATTAACGCCACTAATATCGTCAGTGTCATTTAAAGTTATTCCTGATTGTTGTAAATTATCAGAACCAATTGTATCAGATCTTAAAATTCGATTGTCATTTGCAAAAGATACGCTAGCGCCTACCTCTGTCTCAACTCCACCATTTGTTAATTTATAAAGTTTGTCGTCACTTTTAAAATAAAGTTTATCCCTACTTGCGCTGGGATTCGATGGAGTAGTTACTTGCAATAAATCTAAAATATCTGAATTAAAACCGACTGAAGTTAAAGCCCCTGTCATTGTTAAATCGTTGACTCCAGTTATATTACTTGAACCGTCCACTAATATGCTTGAATCTTTTACATCATCGCCACCAGTTCCATCCCATAGTACTAAAGCCGTATCAGTGACACTCGTTTCTCGATTAAGGTCATCTGAAATTTCAATCCACTCATTTGCTGCTAAATCGACTGCAAAAACTGTAGAAGTATGATCGGTCAAAGCTTTATATATTTTATTGCTTTCGTGAACGACATCGTCTATTCGATAAACAGTAACGGTTTCCCAAGTGCTTAAACCACCGCCCATTTTTTTCCAAACAGTCCCGTCATAATTTTCAAAACTGTCTGTCGTCGTGTCATAAATACAAATACCACTTACGGGAGCAGAGATTAAATCTCGTTCTGCCAGTGTCATTTTAGGGCAAGGCATTGAGGCCTTAGTCGTAGTGTTTACTTGAAAAATAGCTGAAGCATCAAGTGCTGGTGAACCGACACTATTAGACTTATCCCAAGCATAACTTTGACTACAGGAACCGATAGATAATAAAAAAATAAGTATTAAGTTTTTTATGCAATCCATTTTTTAGCCCTCACTTTTAAATCGCCAGTATGACTTGCGCCACTTATTGTCGTTGTTGAATATCTTAATGTCACTAAATTTGAACCGCCACCAGTATCTTCTAATAAACTAAATTCAATTTGGCCGTCATCGCCATTTATATTTTCTTGATCGCCTTTTATTCGCCATGAGTTTGCACTTATTAAATATTGGATGGAGAACCGTCCTGACTGCATCACTTCAGTGGTGTCAGTCCTTCGCCTTAACATATATTCAACGTCAATCATTGAAAAATCTAGTTTATCGACATTCGCAATTTCAGTTACAGTTTGATTCGTATCGGTCTGCCCTACTGACAGACTTGATTCTCCCTGAATATCACCAAAAATTTGAACCAATAAAGTTCGCATTGAATTGAACCACGACGCTTCAATTTTGCTCCCATTAGATCTTACTGGCAGATCTGAAAATTTTGTTAAGGCCATAACCTTCCCCTATGTTTTAATTATATAATTTACGTAAGCATTTAAAGGCCTTGTTTCATTCCCACCAGAGGAGCTTGTGGCGTGTCCCGTGAAACCTGATACCAAAGTTGTTCCGGGGCCAGCGTTTGAAGCTTGCCCACTTCCTGCCGAGTAACTATGATTATGCGAGGCATATTGATGACTTTGAATTGAACCAACTAAATTTCCTGCAACGCCACCAGTATTCATTGCAGTCCTTGAACCTGAGTCTGGGTCACGACTTGCGTTCCCTTCAGGAGTTCCAGCGTCATCGGCACCCCTTAAAAAACGGCCACGAAAATCTGGAATATTAAAAGTTGTAGTCGTGTTACCTTCACCATATTGAATCCCGATTGTGGTAAAAAGTCTTGCATAAGTTGTTCTATCAACTTCACGCCCGTCGCAAATAAGCCACTCGGCAACGTCAGTACTTCCAGAAAATGCAACGACCATTCCCGGTGGGAGAAGCTCAACTGATTGAGGTATTCTTGCACGCTCAGCACCACCGACATTTATAATCATGTCACTTCCATCGGCAACAATAGAAATATTGTCAGCAACTTCACCTATAAAAAGATTTTTAATATAACCTTGAAGCCATCTAAAAGCGCTCGTGCCCATGTTACCAGCGGCATCGGAAGCATTCGCAGAAGCATCTCTTGGGACTTGATCACCAATAAAAGCCGATCTTATTGCATTATGATCTGAAGCTTTTATAGTTTGATTACTGACTGCCGATGGTATGTTATTAGTTCCCATTTTAAATTTCCTTTATATTAAATTCAATCGTTTGATTTTTAGTGCTTATATTAACGCCAAGTATTTTAAAATTTCTATTTACATCAATGGTCAAAGTGCTTTCTGGTATTGGATAAACGCCCTCGTCATACTTACTTATTTCATAAACAGGAATATTATCACCTTCTGAAGCTACATAAACAGTAGGGTAATCAATATTTATTTTATCCAAGAAAAATAATTCCATGGTTTTATAATTCATGGCTACTTTTATTCTGAAACTTTCTTTTGGGTCACCAAACTCAGTCGCTAAATCTGCTAAAATATTTTGCTGTTTTGTTAAATTCGTGATGGCCTTAGAATCGACAGCTCTTTTTTTAACGCCAAAGCTTGCAATTGAAGAACTATTTACGACATTGAAAGTTTCATCCTTCCAAGTCCAAAAATTATAAGCTTTAGATAGTCCTGTCCTTATATCTGAAATGGAAATTAAATTTTCCAGTCCATTGATTGAAGCTGGCCCATAGAAAGTGAATTGACTGTCGGCACTTGCAGTTCTTCCCGTGATATATAAAACCCTTTCCTTTATATATAGAATTGAATTTGAGATTAATAATAACTCGTCAAGAGCTTCCTTCCCTGTCTCGCTTTCAAAATGCGCCACTGAGTCCATCGTTGTATTAAAACCGACAGAGATATTACTCTCAAGAACAGATATAAAATCAGTTATAGTGTTTTGATCTAAAATTTTAAAGATTGCATTACTTAAAGTTTGGCCTATAGATAAATCAGCGAATGGAACTTCAATCGCAGTGATAATACTTTCAAGACCTAAGACTTTTAAGCTGGTATTTTGATCTCTGATATTTGTTTTTGTCGCATCGTCGTTTATTAATCCTTCATAAATTAGTTTTGTTTCACTTATAAAAGTATCACCAGCTAAAGCCACTCCACAATATGGGGGATGGTCTGCAATTTCCCAATATAATCTAAAAATAGCTCCACTTCTTCTGTATCTAAAAATTGATTCTGGCACCGTTGGGTCGGAATATTTCCCATGCTCATTTCTAAGTTTTATATTAAGGTCATTAAATGTTAAAACCCCAACTTTAAATTCATTTTGATCTAATTGTTGCTTAACTTTACTTATCGAACCAAAATTAGTGTCAGAAGTAACTTCAACTTCTTCCCCATAAGTCCCGTCATCTTTAAATGGAATAATAAAAGTTCTAAATCGACTCATGTAATAACCTCGGCAACTTTCATAGAGCGCTTTATACCAGCTTGATACAAGCCTGACACCAAAGTATTATTATAGTTATCAATAGGCCTTACTAGAAATATGTCTTCTTTTCTAAAACCTTTTAAATCTAAAAAGAATTGCTCAGGGTGGTCGGCATTTATATACATCAAAACGCCTTCTCTTTTAAAATAAATTTCTTCGATAATATCCAAGTCTTCTTGGATTTTCCAATGCCTGACATCTAAAGTACAAGAAAAACTCTCAAGGGATTCAACAACTCTCACCTTACCTGAAAGCATCTTTGATTTTCTTTTATTAGTGTTTATTTCAGGTTTTTTAATTACTGGCCAACCTTCAAACTGTCCTATCGACTCAGTTAATATCAATTGTTTTATGATTTTATCTTCATCGGCAATTTGAGTTCCTGTTATTATTATTTTCACATCGGTTGCGCTTATTTGAGTAAAAGAATGAGTTGTCGTTCCATCGGTTCCGGCCGTGACATTTACAGGAGTGCTAAAATCAGTATAAGAACCGATACCTTTGCGATATTGGATTGTATAAGCTTTTAAGTTATGACCAACGATAATAATATCAGTCAAAAATCTCTCATCACCAAACTCAATAAGAAGTTCAGTATTGGCAGCGTCAGTCGAGTCAGTTGTAAGCCATGCTGAAAAATTATTTCTATTTCTCATTAAATTTACAAATTCTTGACCATTATTACTTGCCACTAAATCTGTCGAAGTAATTTGAGCATCTTCATTTTCAAGATCTATTTTGTTTTTTAGATACCATTTAACTTGTCCGACTTTTGTTGAGTCTACCATTACGCCTCCCTAATTCCTAAAGCGACTTCTTCTTCACGCTTCCTTTCTATAATTTCAAAAGCATTATCAGTGAAACCTATTTCAACTCTCTCAATGCCTCCACCTGTTCCAGTTTCTGAGTCAACTTCAGGCCTTCCATTTGCTTGTAGAAAATCAGGAGTTATTCCACTCGGGACAACCAATTCCCCTGGTTGTAATAATGCTGGGACTCTGTCTCTTAATCCACCTTGCCCATTTGGAACGATACCACCACGCTGCATTCTCGCAATATTTGCTTGCTGCTCAACACCAAAAACTATTAAGGCGCCTGCCGCTGCCGCTCCGAGTGCTGGTCCTACGATTGGTATGCCCGCAAGAGAAGTATAAGCTTTAATCGCACCTTCTGAAGTTGCGATGGCGGCATTTACACTTGCTGCCGCTTTCCCGATTGCTTTTAATTTAGAATTTTTAGACTGACTCAGTGCTGCAAGCTGTCCGGCCGTGCTTTTTACGCCTTGAACTTCTTGAGAATTAAAAAATTTCTTAGCTTCCGCAACTTCTGTTCCGAATTTCAATTCGTCTTTTTTGAATTGATTTCTTTCATTTATTTGAGTTTTTAATTTTGTATTTGCTTCTTGATTTTCAACTTCTTGTTTTGTTAAAACGTGAGCTTGTAATGACTTAAGGTCTTCTTCATTTAAAGCCGCTCGCTGCTCATCTGAGAGCGCTTGAAGTTCCTCGTCAAGAACAGCTTTCTCTTCTCTATTGATAGCGTCCTGCTCAACTTTTGCTTCATTGAAAGCCATTTCTTCCGCAAGCAATGTTTGATTTTTTATTCTTAAATTTTCAAGTGCAAGGTCTCGTTCTGTTTTATCTGAAATCCCTTGCGCTGCTTTAAACTCTTCATCAAGAGATTGACGCTGCATTAAGAAATCTATTTCTTGTTGCGATAGCCCATCACTTTTAGCTTTATTTATTTCTAATAATTGTTGATTTTCAGTTCTTGCTATCTCGATTCTTTTATCAGTCGCTTCTTTTGCAAGAGCAACTCTTTCCATTTCAGAAAGTCTTGCGGCTTCAAGTTTTTTTGCTTCTTGGTCTGCCGCTTTGTCTTCAACTTCGTCGGGAGCTGCACCAGCGATCACATCGGGGCCTTGTATTGGCCCAATAAAGCCTTCTTCACCTTCAGTCGGCACTGGCCGGATAGGAATTTCAATCGCATCCTTTCCATTTAAAATTCCGTCAACAATGTCATCGACAGGATTTCCACCAGCATCTTTAATTTTTGGTTCGAGTAAAAGTTCTCCCGTCCCAAAATCTTTAGTTGCCTCAATTCCTGCTTTTTTTAATTTTTCTAATTCTTTTATTTCTTCTTGGATTTTTTCCAATCTAATTTGAGATAGATTCTTTTGGCCAAGCCTATTTATATGGGCCGCGTTTGCAAGTTTTTTCTCTTTTTCTTTTAGTTTATCAAGCTCTTTATTTATTTCCTGAATTCCTTTTGCTGGTTCAGGTTCCTTAAAAACTCTAAATAAAGCGTAAGCCCCTGCCGCAACCGCTGCAATTCCTGCGACTGCAATCCCAATCGGCCCTGTCAATGCTACCCATAAAGCGCTTGCCCCTAAAGCTGCCGGGCCAAACGCTGCTGTTAAACTTGCTATTATTGCTGAGACTTTAATGGCCGCTAAAGCGAAAGCCGTTGCCGATGCAATTCCTGCCAATATACTACCGACCCATTTCGCAGCGGTAACAATACTTTGAACTTGTTCCTTATCTAAATCATTAAACCGTTTTACTAAATCAGTTAAAGTCGTTGCAAGGTTGTTTACAGTTGGCGCTAGTTGTTCCCCAATAGTAATCGCCACAGCTCCCGATGCAGATTTCAATCTTTTCATAGATTGTTCTGTCGTTTTTTGTTTTACCTCAAGAGCTGCTGTAAAAGTTGCTGCCAATTTTTGTTTATCTGCTAAATCTACAATTTGTTTTGAAAAGGCGTCTGCTTGAGCGCCAGTTAAAGCAAAAATAACTTTTTGCGCTTCGACTGAACCAAATAACCTTTCAACTGACTTTTGAGTAAAACCGTTTGCACTTGTTAAAGTTTTTAGGAAACCTTCCAATCCTTGAGTTCTTAAAGCAGTGGTATTAAATTCGATACCAAGTCTTTTCGCTTCGGCCGCCGCATCGGCAGTCGGTTTTGAAATTGAAACTAAAGCCGCATTAAATCCAGTATAAGCTGCGGAAGTTTTTACACCACCTAAAGTAACTGCTGAGACAGATGCAAGTAATTCATCAAGACTTACACCATAGGCAGCGGCAGTCGCTCCAGCTTTACCAAAACCTTGAGCGAGTTCCGCAACTGTAGTCTTACCAGCTTTCTGAGCAACGAAAAATTTCTGGGAAACTTCAATCGCTTGATCGGCCTCTATTCCGAAAGCATTCATTGCGGAAGTCATACCGTTTACAGCGACCGATGTATCAGTAGCACCAGCGATCGCAAGATTAGTCGCTGCCGCTAAAAATGCGATTGATTCTTCAGCATCAATTCCTGCTGAAACTGTATCGAATAATGCTTCATTTAAAACTTCAAAACTTTCACCTGAAGCCGCACCGAGTTCAAGTAAGCCGTCCTTCATGTCGGCTATGCCTTTAGTAAAGCTTTTTGTTTTAAAGGATGACTTATCTAATAGGGTTTGGACATTTGTAAAACCCGATTCAAATTTTGCAAAGCTTTTTACGGCTAGCCCCGCAGCGGCAGCAAGTCCAACAAAAGCAGCGGCAGAAATTTTGGCAGTTTTTGCGAGACTTTTCTCAAGTCCGGCAGTGCTTTTTTTAATCTTTTTTAATTCAGCTCTAAATTGGTCTGCTTTCGCTCCAATCCGAATCGTTAAGTCATCCGCTGCCATTTATTTTCCCTTGTTCATCTCGTAATCTTTTTTCATTTGGTCAAACCTACTCAATGCGCTTTCAGTGTATTCTTTTTTCTTTTCAGGCGAATGATTTACAGCTTTTAATTTTGGTTTTATTTTAAAACCATTTAATTTTGCCTGTAAAGCAACGTCATCATAATTGTTGTCTTCAATTATCGGAAGTAACTCGCTCACTTGCTTTAAAGTATAACCTTCAAAAAATTCATCGGGCGTTTTAATCCCGTATCTTTTTGCGAAAATATCGTAAATATGAAACCAGTTCATTGACTGCTGTTCAATATCTCCGCTTAAGACTTTTTTAGTTGCACTTCCGCACTGGTCATTTCTTTTGGAAGACCTGCTACAATTGTTTCATGTAAAGGGTCTTTTAATATACTTAAGCCAGTACTTATGTTGCCAAAGGCATTTACAAATGTTTCAAGGTTTGGAAAATCGGTTTTGTCTGCTACTAGATAATAACAGAGTTCTGAGATGTAAGAGAAATTTAATGCTTCAAGTTCTATTGAAAAGTTTTTGAGTCCATTTATTTCGCCATCGCTTGCAAAGTGTTCGTTTATCCAAACTTTTGCAGCAAGTGACATTTTTTTTAGCTCGTAAGTTTTTCCTGATAGCTCGAAAGTTTTTAAACTTGAATTGAATTGAGTCATTGAGTCGGTTTGCATTAATTCCCCTTGTTAAAATATTACAAATAATTTTAATACAATGCTACTATTTTTCTGTCTTACATAACAAGGGTAGAAAAGTGCTTATAGAAAATAAAAAAGAATATAAATCAAGATCGATCACAGTCAGGTTCACAGAAAAAGAATATAACGAGATTAAAATTAAATCTAAGATTTATAGTGATGGTTCACTCAGTGCTTTTTTACGACACGTCGCTTTTAATTATTTAATGGTTGTAAAAAAGGGAGAAGGAAAAACCTTCCCCCCTAAAAAGAATAAGATTATTAAGGACAAGCCCCTAGTGAACCTTTAATTTTTCTGATTGTCGCAATTTTGCCTTCGCAAGTATCGAACAATAGTTTAATCGTAAGCTCGGGAATACTGAATACAGTTTCCTCAAGAGCGATTGGGAAACCACCACCAACAGCTTTATGAATATCTATTTCTAATAGATCTCCATTACTTCTTTTTGCTGCCATGGCAACAATTCCGTGCTCTGGAAACACTGAACCAGTTTTACCAATAGCAATTTCAGAAATACCTGCGTGAGCTGCCGCAACTTTAAAAATCGCAGTATCGCCACTAACCATAGCAATAGTTCCTGAACCACCAGTCAATTCAACGCCCGTGTTTGGTATTTCTACCGCTGCACCCATGGCGATTGTTAAAGGACTTGCAGTTATTTTTAATGCGTCATTTTCATAAGTAAGATCGTTACCATTTGAGAAATCAACATTTGTTGAAACATAAACATCGACTGTCGTAGCTGAAACATAAACAACTGTATAAATACCAACTTTAAGATCGGCATCACTTCCAGACTTAACTGAAGCAGTTGCAATACCAGTAGTTGCGTCAAACATAGACGTCCCTTTGAAATTTACAAAACCACTTACTGTCCCAGTTGCACTTGCTGCTGTAGTTGTAACTTCAGCGCCTAAGTATAACTCGAATAAAAAATCCGGCATTGTCTTAACTGTTGCGCTAAATTCCGCACTAATTGTTTTAGCCTCGGAAGCCCATGCATAAGAATTTGAACCGCCAAAAAGGTCTTCGAACTCAGCAGAAAGTGAAATAGTTCCACCCGCTAAAACTTCAAAAATCCCATAAGGCAGTTTGTCAGCACGTTGATAAGGCACTAAGGAATGAATCCCAAAGGCCATAAAATTTTCTGATAAACTCATTTTTACCTCGTAGTTAAATTACTTGTTCAACCTTGAGAGTTTCAATAAACATTTTTGGGACTTTAACTTCCTCGCCTTTTTTGATTATGAGATGCAATTCATTGAAATGAATTTCCCAATCTTTTAAAGCAATTAGTTTTTTTGAAACCTTCTTGGTCACTTTTTTTTCGTCTTCCATTGCCGCTCCTTTGTATAGCTAGTTGGTGGAAATTGCCGCTACCACTTTTATTCCAGCACTCCGATATTGACGGTTTGAAATGTCAAAAACAGTCGGAGTCAAGTTGATTACTTTTACCTTTAGTCCACTCCATACTTTACTGAAGTTTTTATTGACCGCAGACTCAAGCGCTCTTGTATATCTTAACATTTTATAATGAATATTTTCTTCGATTGCACTTCCATCGTCAGCCACGACGACTTCAAAATACATTTCTGTTTGCTTTATTGAGTTGCCATAGGTCGTATCACTATTGTCTGGATTTCCATAAGAACCCCAAACGACAAAATTTTGGTAAGAAAAAACTTCATCACCAAGTTGCTGAAAATACCAAGCATTATCATTGATTGGGTCTAAAATATAATCGGCTTTCTCAATATCAATCAAAAGAATCTCGGAGTTTAAGTTTCCTTTAACAATATCTAGCATTGCTTTTAATAAGCACTCGTTGTCAAAAATTCTTCTTGTCATTTTTTCACCTTTGCTGCTTCATCTGAAATATATTGGTCAATTATATTTAACCATGCTTGTTTCCTACCACTTACTCTGTCTGCAATTCCTTGTTCTAATGGTGGCCCTGAAATAAATACCGGTTTTCTTAATGGCAGTCTGGTTCTTGATTTATCTGATTGATGAAATATTGCATACGGAACAGTCGTTCCTAGTAATAATAATTTTTTGCCTATCGCATTGACAGCTTCAGGACTATTCCCACCAGTAAGAGATGATTCAAGTCGGCCTGTTCTTTTTAATATAGGATAAACAAAACCAACTTCTCTTTTTTTTTGTTCTTTTGTTGAGTCAGCAAGGTCTGGATATTGTCCTGGGCCCTTCAATGAGAATACTTTTTTGTTACCTTGGAAAAATTCTTTTGAGATTAAACCAAAAGGGATTCTAAAATCACTGACTGCCCTATCTAATTTATTAAGAGCTTTAATGAAAGCCTTATCATTTTCTACAATATAACTAGTCGTAAACGACGCTGCCTTGGCTACCAATTTGGAGTATCCTTTTTAAATTGAGGTGTACTTGTGTTTGATTTAAATAATGCTTGAGATTCAGGTGAACGAGACTTCAAGGCCGTGTCAGGTAAAGGCATTGTCGGAGTTTTAACGCAAGAATCTTCACCACAATTTTCAGGTGGACAAATTTTATCTAGCATCTCGATTGCCATTAAAGCCCAATCACCAGTAACAGTTTGCTCGTTTTTATGACTATTGCTAGTAGAAAGCGCCATTATGTTTTGAATAACTGAAGCGACTTTATATTTTACCGCCACGCCTATTATTTTAATCGACTCGACTCCCACTGAAGTCATGTCATAGCAAGAACTGAGTCTGGCATTTACAATCGCCTCTTGCTCAGTGATAAACTCATCGACTTCTTCGGTAGTGATAACAGTATTAGTGGATTCTGTTCCAGTATCGGCTTCAATTTTAATTCGTCTAAATAATGATTTTACTTTCGTTACGTCAGTATAAGTGCCCATACTAATTCCTATTTTCGTTTAGTTTATCTAAAATTCTCTCAAGAACGTGCATCGTATCGTTTTGAGTTTTAATCATGTCGTCAATTAATTGTATAATTTTTTCTTGTTGTTTGCCAACGTGCTGAGGCATATACCAAAGCGGTCGACCAGTTGAATCTTTTACTGAATGTTGATCAAAAAGAGTCGACAATTGATGCCTTTCTATTTCAGTAAGCATTGAGACATTTGTTTTATTCATTTTTAATAAATGTTCAATCAGTTTAAACAAAGCCAAAATCACGACTATTGCAATATTGCTGCTATTCAAAACATTATTCATGCCATTCAACCTTTCTTGAATCATATGTTACATCAAAATAAGTTTTATCTAGAAAAGTATCGCTATCAAAAATACATTTGCCATCTAATATTTCTCTTGATTTTAATCTAGGGTTATTCAAACAGTGAAAGCATAACTCAAAACAATAAAGCTCATCGTCTTCCATTTCAAAATAGTAATCATAACTTCTGCCTATATAATTTAAAGCTTTCTCTTGAGTTCCAAATTCTTGCTCGTCAGTTGTAATGAAATTTGGTTTGCAAACTACCAGTTCATCTTTAGAGGTAACAAATGTTACTAGATCTGTAAGTTTAACTCCCTTACCTACGGCTTCAATAACATAACAGATTTCATCATTCATTATTCTTCCAACGTACAGAGCACTATGTTTCATTTCAGTTGGGTTTATTATGTTTGAAGCTTCCCCGTAAGTTTTTGATAAAAGAACGGTTCCTATCTTTAGTTCATCTCTTAAATGATAATAATCTTTGCCTGTCATTTTTTTATGAGTATATGGAGCATGCCATTCGGCTATTCTTTTTAAAATCGGCTTGAATAAATATAAAATTATAGTATAAAACCAATTCATTCTTTTATCCTATTTTGTGTAAATCCAAATTGAAATAAATTTCTCTGTCTGCTAAAGAATTATTTGTATAAACAACTCTAATTATCATTCCTTCTTGAAGTTTTGCAGGATAAGGAAGGTCTTTAATAAGTTCTTGCCTCATGTTCCAATTAGTTCCGAATTGATTTAAAATCATGTTTGGAACTGTCGTGTAAGTTCCTAGTGCATCATCCATAACCCTTAATTGAACTACATCTCCATAATTACCATTCAATATTTCGACAGCATTGAAGTTGTAAATACCAGGAAGAACTGTAAATTCAATATTTCCCGTACTGCTCGCAGTTATAATATTTTTAACACCTTGTCCACAAAACATAAAATTGCATTTAAAAGAAAATGGCGATAGCACGACCTCATCACCAAACCTAGGGTTACATGTTGATGAAAGATTTTCATCATAATCGTCTTTATTAATATTTTGTAATGAGTGCGTATAATAGAAAGGGCCATCAGTCGCTACTAATAAAATTCTACCTTGGCTTGTACTACAATAATGCTTGAGCATATTGGCGTTTATTTTATCTTTAAATTCAGTATAAGAGTCTACATGTATTTTAATCACTGAATCACTTCCCTTGCATCTATTCCCTTAATCTTTTTGCTTATCAAAATATTCATTAGTTTATCATTCACTTTATCTTCACATCTAAAAGATTTAGTTCCTTCCTTAGTTGAACAAACCATTATCCCACTCAAGTCAGGTCTAAATTCTTTTGGCCATTCACTCAGCAACCATGCGCATTTAAAATGACTGCAACCTTTCGGTCTTTTTTTATATATGCTGCACCCTTTTGAATTTAAATACTGGCACTTCGTCATACTCTCTTTAAAATTTTTTATTTCTAAAACTTTACAGCAAACCTGACATTCTTCACATTTATTCATAATTATGGTTCGATCTCTTTCACAATTAACGACCTGCAATTTATAATACCTCTTGCAGTTGCACCCCCATCACCTTTAATCCAAAATCTTACGTCAATAGTATGAATGGAATCACTCAGAGTTCCAAGCCATTGAGTTGCAACGCTTGATATTTTATCATTGTCTCCAATTCCTTTAACTGAAATGCTTCTCTCTGACTCAGCTTCAATCGTCCCATCAATAAA